GAGTTACACACTCTCGACTGAAGGCCATCAACCTTGAGGCAGATAATCTATCTGTTACAAACCAGTCGGTTCTGTATACAAAGCGTACGCGCTTTACGATTGCGCAGGTCAATGCAGGTGCGACACTTGTTGCTGCTGTATCTGGCAAGTCCATTCGTATGGTTGGCTGTAAAGCGATTGCAGTAGGCGGCGCTGCTGGTGCAGTTACGACTGTCGATATTCTCGGCACTTCGACGACTTCACGCAAGCTCGTTGCTTTTGCTCAGGCTAACCTGACGCAGAGTACTGTTCTAGCTGACGGTGGTACGGGCGGTACTGTTCTTGCGGATGGTGCATCCTATACGGCTAATGATGTTAATACAGCGGTTACTATTGGCAAGACTGGCTCCAATGTCACGACGGCTACGCACATCGACGTAATCTTTGTATACGTCCTTCAATAATTGGTAGGGGCTTCGGCCCCTACTCTTATATGTTTAGGGGATCAGTATGCCAACAAACCTCACCGCTAGTAAGATTAATGCTACCTATTCTCAGTTACTCCATGTCGATGGTGGACCAGATGCAACTGAGAAAGTAGTCTACAGCGGCACAGGTGTTGGTACTGCACTTCGTGTTGGTGTATCGTCTGTTTCAGTCGGTAATGTTAGACTATCCGGCAATCAAGTATCGGCTATTAGTGGTAATGTTGAACTAGCTAATGTTGCTATTACGAGTGGAACAATTACGGGTATCTCTCCAATCGCTGTTGCTGTAGGCGGCACTGGAGCTTCTGATGCTGCGGCTGCTAGAACTAATCTTGGCCTCGGTACCATAGCCACACAAGATGCTTCGTCAGTAGCGATTACGGGCGGCGCAATCAGTAATGTGACGCTTAGCAGTGTATCTGTACCGTTTGCCAGTTTATCAGGTCGCGCGTACGCGTCGTTTTATGACGCTGGAACATCTGCACAGACAGGCAGTGTAACCGATAGAACCGCTGTTAAGTGGGCAACTGCAAGCGTTTCTGGTTCAGGCATTACGGTTGCGAGCAATAGCCGTATTACACTTACTGAAGCCGGTACATATAGGTTCAATATCAGCCTTCAAATTGATAATTCTGATGGTAGTGAGCGTGATGTAGATATTTGGTTTGCAAAGAACGGGACTAACATTGCTAGTTCCAATTCAAGAGTATCTGTTCCAGCGGCTAATTCAGGCGGTACTCTCGTCTTTGCAATTGAGTTATTTGATACTGTCGCTGCTAATGATTATATTGAAGTATATTGGCACCCTTCATCGACTGGTGTAACGCTTCTTTATCGTGCAGCGGTAGCTGCTAGTCCCGGCGTTACACCTGCTATTCCAGCTACACCTCCAGCTATTGTTGTGGTTGAAAGGATTGCGTAATGCCTAAGACTCCTGCATGGACGCGCAAGGAAGGTAAGAATCCTAAAGGCGGTTTAAACGCTAAAGGTCGAGCTTCCTACAACGCAGCTAATCCGGGTAAGCCCGGATTGAAAGCACCGCAGCCTGAAGGTGGTCCACGCCGTGATTCCTTTTGTGCCCGTATGAAAGGCATGAAGAAAAAACTGACAAGCGCCAAGACAGCCAACGATCCGAACTCACGGATTAACAAATCTCTTCGCGCTTGGAACTGCTGATATGGTTGCATCTAAACCGAACAACGCCGCTCTATGGTCTCGCGTAAAGGCTGAAGCCAAGAAGAAGTTTAAGGTTTATCCAAGCGCGTATGCAAATGCGTGGGCAGCGAAGGAATATAAAAGCCGTGGCGGTACTTGGTCTGGTGCAGATAATCGGGTGAAGCGTGGCTAAGGGTGGCCTCGGCAAATGGTTCGGGGAGAAGTGGGTCGATGTAAAGACCGGTAAACCCTGTGGCCGTTCGGGTCCAAATGATAAGCGAGGATATCCAGCTTGTCGTCCGGCAGCGGCGGCATCTAAGATGACTTCATCAGAAAAGAAGACAATGGCTTCTAAGAAAACTGGTCCTGCTCGTAAGGCGTGGCCTGTATCGCCATCAGGTAAACGGAAAGGAACCAAGTAATGGCTAAAGCCCCTATGAAAAAGCCTACAGGTAAAGCTCTTATGATTGTCGTTATGAAAAAAGGTAGTGGCGGCAAGAAGATGAAGGGCGGTTGTGAGGATGATGAGGGCGAAGAGTACCGCAAAGGCGGCATGGTTCGTAAAAAGAAGGCGATGAAGAAATGACCAGATGGCTTCGTCATAAACAGGATGGTACTATCTACGAATGGGATAAGTACCTCGGCAAGCACCCTAAACTGGAAGAAGTTTCAGAAGAAGTTGCTTTTCCTGAGAAGTTCCTAACTCCAGCGATTAAGTCGCGGGTAGCTCAGTTCGCTGAGGAGATTCCGGCTGCAGAAGAAGTTGCTGAGATTGTTGCTGCCTTAGAGATTGAGTCTGAGGATTTACCAGCTACTGCAAGAGCAACGCGTAAGGGTAAGAAACGTAAGGGAGTTGACCTCCATACGGATGACATCCCTGAAGAACCCGAGTATACTAATGATGAGCTTAATCGAGAAGCCTCGCGGGGACTATAAGTGACGCCAGCTGATATCATAGTCGAGGTCCGCCGCATCCTACAAGATGTTGATGATCCTACGCGTTATAGTGATTCTGATTTATTAGGATATATAAATCAAACACTTAAGCGTATGGCTGTGCTTCGTCCTGATCTTTTTGGTGAGATCGTTGATATCCCTACGACAGCAGGAACGGCGGTCCAGTCACTACCTTCAGATGCTCTGCGGCTTATTGATATATTTCAAGTCAAGAATAGTAACGCCGTAACGGAAGTAGACCGCGAGACGATGTCTCGTAATTATCCCAACTGGATGAATGAAACCGCTGGCTCACCAGTTAATTTTATGCGGCACGTAAAGAATGCTGAACGCTTTTTCTTATATCCTCCCCCCGTGGAAGGAACTGTTTTAGTAGGTGAGTACTCTAAAACTCCTCAAGACTATACTCTAACTGACACAATCACCACTCCGAGTGACGCGTTTATGCCTGTCATAGTAGATGGTACAGTCTTTCTAGCGGAGTCGATTGACGACGAACACATTAATTCTAAACGTGCTGACTTCTTCTTACAGCTGTTTAATAGTCAACTTACGACTTCGATTCAGAATCGTACGTTTACAGATACTAAAGCCGCCGGATTTAAACCGTCGCGCACAACGCAAATAGTAGGAGAGGTGATCTAATGGCTGATCGTGCCTTTTCTACATTGGTTCAGGAAGTTAACGCTAGTGTTCCCGGTTGTCCGCAGCCTGTGATTCTTCGTGAATTGCGTAAGGCAGCGATACGTACTTGCGAGCGGACGTTATTCTGGCGTTATGTTCAGCCTACATTTAACTTGTCTCCCGGTGCATACGAGTATGCGTATAACAAACCAACTAACACTGATGTGCATGTAGTCTTTGAAGCAATGATGAATGATCAACCACTGGATCGGTTGACACTTGAAGATGCTTTATATCGCTACCCCCAGTGGAGTGACTTGTTTAGTGGATATGCACCTGATGTGGCGTGGAGCCAAACAACTAAATCGCCGTTTAACGCGGATCAATTTAACGAGCCAGAGTTTAATCAGGCTAATACATATAGCGCCTTAGAAACTATTGATGCGTCAACTGCTGCTGATCTTCTAACACAAGAAAGCGGGAGCGCCCTGTTGCTGGAGTCTAGCACCGGCACTCGATCAGCGACTTCAGCTATCAGTCTTCTTTATGCGCGTGCTGATTTGAGCGGTAGTTTTAATGTACTCGATCCGACTATGGCGGATGGATCTGAGCCACGAGCTATATGCCAGATAGTTCCAGATAAATACATTGTTTTGCCTATGCCGAACAATGACAAGACGTACTCCATGCGGATGTTCTATGCGCTTAAACCAAAGCGCGATGCAGACGGTATGGAAGAGCATGTTCTTGATGAACTTGAAGATGTAATTGTTCACGGAGCATTGCAGCAACTTCTTGTTATGCCTAATGTTACTTGGGGTGATCGAGAACTAGCCTCATACCATTCTAGGCAGTATACATTCCATCTTAGTGAGCGGCGCGCTCGCGCTAATCTTTCTAACATGCGTGGCTCAATGACCGCGCGCAGCCCCAAATTTGCGTAGGAGACAGGAATGACTGTCAAACTTAAAAATAATGCTGTTGGATATCTTTCTGCAGCTATCTCTAGTTCAGATTCAAGTGCCACACTTACAACAGGCGGTGGCGCGGCTTTCCCTTCTCTCGGCGCAGGTGATTATTTCTACGCTACAATCACAGCAACTAGTGGCGTCTATGAGATTGTAAAGGTTACATCTCGATCAACGGATGCGATCTCCATCACGCGTGCGCAAGAAGGTACGACGGCTCTTTCATTCCCATCAGGGTCTATCGTAGAACTTCGTGTAACATCACAAGCAATTACCGATGCTATCGCTGATCAGATTGATACATTAGAAGCTGACGTTTTTGCTGCGGCTGGTACCGGTACTTCTGTCGGTTTGAATATTGGCAGTGGTAAAACACTTAATGCTACCAATGGTACGATTCTACTTCCAGCAGTAACTGTTCCTGCCCAGACAACCGATGGATCTATTGCTTGGGATAGTGACAATGAACTTTTGACGGTTGGCACTGGATCTACAAGAAAGACACTTGTTGATATAGATACAGTCCAGACGCTTTCGAATAAAACACTATCGTCTCCAATTATTTCAACTATCTCCAATACGGGGACGTTAACGCTTCCAACGTCAACCGATACACTAGTTGGTCGAGCGACTACGGATACGCTTCTTAACAAAACGCTTACAAGCCCAACTATATCTGGCCCAACTATATCCGGCACTCTCAGCGGTGCGGTAGCTACATTCAGTTCGACGCTCGGTGTCACTGGCGCTGCGAATCTTAGTTCTACTCTTGCTGTTAGTGGTGCCACGACCCTTAGTTCTACGCTTGGTGTTACTGGCACAACTACGTTTAGTGGCGCTGCGATTCTTGCTGCTGGAACAACTTCGTTAGCTCCACTTAGGTTTACATCAGGGACAAACCTTACTACACCTACTGCAGGCGTCTTTGAATATGACGGCGCTGTGTTCTATGGAACACCGACGGCTAATAACCGTGGCTTAGCTCCTGTAGAACACTTCATTGTTCTAACATCTGCTAATAACCTAGATAACTCCACTGCTGCACAAGCTTTATTTGATGGTGGTGGAGGGCCAACAAACGGGTCTATTACACTACCGGTAGGTACATATTTCTTTGAGTGTTCATTTTCATTAACCGGGATGAGCACTACATCTGGATCGTTTGGGTTTGGGTTTGGTGGTACAGCTACAATATCCCAGACATGGACGGCACTTGCTTCGAGAAGTACAGCAACTACACTAGCTACGCTCGTTAACGCGGAACATTCGGTTAATACGGCTACTAACTCGACTATAGCGACAGCTTCTACTGGAACGACTGGCAGAGCATATATAAAAGGTATTGTCCGAGTTACTGTCGCTGGCACATTAATTCCACAGACATCTACATCTGTTGGATCAGCTACGCCTGCAGCGGTCAGCACTAATAGTTATTTCACTATTAAACAACTCGGTAATAGCTCTGTTGTTTCGGTTGGTAACTGGGGCTAACTAATGGAAGAGTCACCTATGCGTTGGGACTTCTCTCTGGGTAACTTGATCAATCTAGCTGCGATGGGAATCGCAGTCGCCGTCGCATGGGGTTCTATGTCTGAGCGTAGTGATCTTACGCACAAAGGCATTAAAGAACTGGAGAGTATGCAGACTGCGGCTGAGTCTCGCATCCGTACTCTTGAGATGAATCAAGCCCGTGCTGACGAACGTCTGTCTAGCATCCTTCAGATTGTAAGTCGCATTGAAGCGCGGCTTGAAAAAGAAGGTCATAAATAATGGGGTATAAACTCGGCGCTCATTCTGAGATGTTACTACGCGGTGTTCATCCTGACCTTATCAAGGTAATTCGCCGCGCCATTCAGATATCGAAGCATGATTTTAAAGTCCTTGAGGGTGTACGCTCGGTTGCTCGCCAACGCGAACTTGTTAAAAAGGGCGCATCTCAGACAATGAAATCGCGCCATATCCATGGGTTTGCTGTGGACATTGCTCCGTTTGTAGCAGGTCAGGTACGTTGGGATTGGCCTCTCTATTATGAGTTAGCAGCTACTGTGAAACAGGCGGCTAAAGAGGTTGGCGTACCTGTTGAATGGGGAGGGGACTGGAAAACATTTAAGGACGGTCCGCACTGGCAATTGCCTGCGCGAAAATACCCAGATCCTAAGTAATGGACCCCCGCATAAATATGATTGTGTATGTAGTAGCTGCTGCGGCTTCTGTCGCTTACGGAATGAAACTGATGATACTTATAGGACTATGGATTCGGAGGACACTAGGATGATCGGCTGGAGAACATATGTAGTTAGTGCCGTTACAGCGGCGTTTGGCGCACTCGCAATCGCAGACTGGAATAAGTTTGTAGAAGATCCAAAAGCTGGATGGGCTATCATTGGTATGTCTGTCGTAATGGCAGTGATGCGTTCTATCACATCCACCCCTCCGGGCGCTAAATAATGAATACCCTCTTTGTGGCGCTTGCGGGTATCGCTGGTCTTTTTGCTACTATCTATGTGGCTGTGTGGGCTGCTGTTCGCATGGCTGAGGAGAAGGGTAGGCAGGAAGGTGAGAGCGGGCTTCGCAAGGCTCAAGAGGAAGACGCTCGTAGGAGATTAGAGAATGCGTTGGCTGCTGATGCTAAGTCTCGCGCTGAGTCCGCTAATGGCGGGTTGCTCAACAACGATGGCCACCGCCGAGACTAGTTGCTTAGTCTGGCGTCCGATCTCATGGTCTAAAAAGGATACTGTTCAGACCATTGGGGAAGTGAAAGCGCATAATGCGCGTCGTAAAGCATACTGTGAGGGAACATGAAAAACGCTGCGAGTAAATCAAAAGCTATGATGCCTAAAGGCAAGATGATGCCTAAAGGTAAAGCTGCTATGGCTAATGAGAAAAAAATGCCAGCTTATAAAAAAGGCGGCATGGTTAAAAAGGGCGGCTGCAAATAAATGCCTGCAATTAAGATCACCGGATTTCTTGGCAAATCGCCTAAGATGTCACCTGAGTTGCTGCCAGCTTCGGCAGCGCAGGTAGCTACGAATTGCAAATTATATTCTGGTGATCTTATTCCTTTTACGACCCCGCATATTGTTGGGTCCACTTCTAGAAATGAAACTGTACGAACGCTCTATGGACTTCGTAATCCAGATACAGATGATCTAGTCTGGTTATCATGGACGACCGATGTCAATATTATTACTCCTGCTAACGATGAGTTAGGCGAGCAAAGATTTTATTATACTGGAGACGGTGCTCCTAAAGTCAGCACATATGAACGTGCAACCAGTGGGTCTGCTCCATACCCATCTACTAATGGGTATTACGATCTTGGATTGCCGCTACCCACTACAACGCCCACTACAGTAGCGACTTCATTTACCGCTATAACTTCTGGTATAACGCGGTCACGCGATAATAGTAATAATGCTACGATCACTACATCTGTTGCGCATAATATTAAGAACGGTGCGCTTGTCTCTATATCTGGATTTACGGACTCTACTTTTAATATTGTTTCAACGGTAACAGTTACTAGTACAACGTCTTTCACTTATTATAACGCAGGTAGTGCGGTAGCATCTGGGTCTACTGCTGGCACTATTGATCTTGGCGGTCAGATTCAATCACGTAATTATCTCTACACATGGTATACTCCGTGGTTTGAGGAATCTATTGGGTCTGAACCGTCTACTACTTTATTTATTAAAGAAGGGCAGATTGTAACTGTTTCTGGACTTCCAACTGCCCCACCTTCTGGCAATAACTTTGTCCGTGGTATTCGATTGTATCGTACATTGGCTGGCACTACTGGTGCAGAATATTATTTACTTAAGACGCTATGGTTTCCTAATACAATTACCAAAGTATCTAGATCATCGAACGTCGCTACAGTGACATTACAGTATCCACATAATTTTTTACCTGATGATAGATTTAAAATAGCTGGTTGTAGTGATGCTACTTTTGATATTGTAGGCGGTGTTGTTATTGATACTATTGATCAGTATACATTTACATTTGCTGAGACAGGGTTTGACATCCCAGAAGTAACTGCATCAGGTACATTGTATTACGATGTATCAGAGACCTCGACTAGCACTGCTCGATATTGGGGAGACGGTAGTTATAGTTTTACTGATGATTTCAATTATCTTAGTTTAACCACTATCCTTACAACAACAGAATACGTCGCACCTCCAGCGGATCTACAAGGATTAACAGTTGTACAGAATACGTTCCTTGCAGGGTTTGTCGGCAACACGCTTTATTTTTCAGAACCAAATGCTTTCTATGCTTGGCCTGAAGCCTACAAACGATCATTTGAAAGTACCATCGTTGGGTTAGCTTCAGTCGGTAGTCAGCTTATAGTCTTAACAGAATCCTATCCATATATACTTGATGGTAGTGATCCGGCGGTTATGTCACAAGCTAAACTGCCTGCTCAATACCCATGCCTCAATCCAAAGAGCATTGTAGTTGCTAGTTTCGGTATCGTCTATGCTACACATGATGGTCTCGCTATCTATTCTTCTACTTCTGGTGCACAACTTCTTACTCGCGTCGTACATAGTAGTGATACGTGGAATGAATCGCTCGATCCTTCTACATTAGTTGGTGTATCATATAAGGACACATATTTTGCATCGCACTCCGCTGGAGCTATTGTATTTGAAGGAGGTTCTAAACCAGACTCTCCGTCATTTGTTGATTCTAACTTTATATTTTCAGCTACATGGTATGATTCACTTACTAATATTTTATATCTAACATCTGGAACTACAGGTGACGTGTACCATTGGGATGATTTAGAGCAACCGCATTTACCGATGCAATGGAAGTCTAAAGTTCTTATCACTCCAGAATTTATAAACCTTGGTGCGGCTCGTGTAGTAGCTGATTATAGTACAACGGATACTCCATATGTATGGGATACTACAGATATAAATTGGGAAAGCGCCGATCAAGATTGGGATATAGATAATCCCCTAATCTTTAGGTTGTACGTTAATAAAGAATTACTCTTTACGCGCGTTTGCTACGATAGCGGCGTATTTAGATTACCAGCTGGATATAAAAGCGATACGTTTGAAATAGAAATAGAAAGCCTAGTTAGGGTTAGGGCGATTCATCTTGGCGATACACCAACTTCATTACGAGGTGTTTAATGTCCAGATTTGCTGCCATGCCACCGGCTCCACGCTTTGGAGTTCCTGATTGGGAAGTTCGGATGTTAGACGCCATGCGTCAGAACGTGGAACTTTTAGTTAATCAACGTCGTGAGAGTGATCAAGCTAGTGTTGCCGTACTAGAATCTACGTATAATTTTTCTTCGACACTTAGACCTACATTACTAACGCAGTATACTCCTCAAGCATTATACCAATTTCAAATTGCTACTCTAGCTGTATTCGGTGGCGGCACTGCAAACGCCATTTATTATAGTAGCGGATCAGGTGGCGTGCCAGAGCAATTTAATACTACGCTTCGTAATAGCACTGTATCGAAGGATGTATTAGATGATATAGGCGCGGATGTTAAAGCATTGCGTGCGACTGTAAATGAAATTGTCACGAGGTTACGTAGTTAATGTCTAGGTTTGTACCTATACCAGCTATACCTATATCGGACGTCCCCGATTGGGAAGTGCGTACTCTTAATGCACTTAAAGTAAACATTGAATTACTAACAGCCATATTAAATAAATCAGATCCTACGCGGCAAGCATTATTAAAGCAGACTTATACGCTACCGCAAGTTCCATTACCTACTATTACCAGCATTCCATTCCCATCAGTTGGACAACTAGGTTCTGATATTGCGTATGATAGTAGTGGAAACACGTTATTCTGGGTACAAGGACCTCCAAATGTCGCTAGTTCAATTAATTCTTTAGGTACTATAGCTGACCTCGAACGATTACGGGTAGATATAGCAAACATTAGAACATCGGTCGAAGCCATTATCCAACAATTTAAGACGCTCTAATATGGCAGATTTTTATCAGATCCCAACGATCCCAACTTCCGGTGTCGAAGACTGGAAAATACGTACGCTAGGCGCGCTCAAACAAAATGTAGAACTTTTAACTGGTACACGCGGTGAAACTGATAACGCAAGTCGCGCGGTACTAAAGTCTGTTGTTACTTTGACTGAAGTACCAGAGATGAATTTTACTATAGCAACGTCTATTGGTTGTCCCGGCGACGGAGGTTATAAATTAGGATATGTTATCGTGGGTGGTATTGCGGTCTCTCGTCAGATTGCAGATGCAGACACAAATAATCTTAACCTTCCGAGTTATTTAGCTGGGTGTGCAGTCCGTGATGATGTGGTTAAATTGCTCGTTGACTTACAAAATCTACGCCTTGCTGTAGAAAATATATCTGCGGCCTTAAGGAAATAATCTATGGGTAAACGATCTATTGGCCGAGAAATTTATAATAACCTAGTCCCATCGAATGTCAGGGTCTTGGCTGAAACTGCTATGGGTTCAACTGCTCCTATTACGGAACAGGATTTAACTCCTACTGATCTTGAATTTTTACGGCGGCAATATGAGGAAACGCGTGGGCGCAATGCTGCTGCTGAATCTGAATTAGTTAAACGCCTTGGTTCATCTGAAGCTGAGTATTTAAAGAATCCGCTTCAAGGTAGAATGCAGATATCATCAGAGGGAGTGCCGACACAGGGCATAGTCCCTTATACCGATGCACAGAAACAACTTCGTAGTTATCAAACTACACGAGACCGCACCTCTGTGGGTTATTCACCTAGTGGTAGTGGTGTTGATACTGTCTCAGTCGGGCAGGCTGTATCTCGAACGGTGACTGATCCAGAATTTAGAATGGCTACACTTCTGGGTAGGTATCAGGTAGTTGAAACTCCTGAAGGACCAGTTGCCGTGGATCGGTATGACTTTAATCGTATGAATACAGAAAGTTCAGAGGCTCTTACTGCTTCTGATCTTGTTAATGCACCTGTCAGATTTCTCGACACTGCCATGCGTAAGTACTTACCTAGTGCATCAAGACCTGTTAATATCCGCTTAGGAATCCCGGCAAATCAATCATATCAGCAGGGCGGGCTAATCACCCAAGAAGGACCACAGATGGCTATGCAACCTAACCAACCTATGCAACCTGCAAGTACTGCATCATTAGACTTGCCACCTGCTATTGCTAGTTTGTTAGATATGACAAGCATTGCTCCTCCTATGCAGGAACCCACCCGTGGGATTGCAGGAGCAACTGGCGCGACTTCATTTGGTGGTATGCCGTCGTATGCAGAAGGTGGGCAAATCGGTCCTGCTGGACAACCTATGCCGATGGCTCCAATGGGTGGGCAACAGCCTATGCAACCTAGTCAGCCGGGGCTTGCGCAACCCGGCGCTGCACAACAGCCAATGAATCCGCAGCAGATTCAAGCGGAAGCTCAGCGATTTGTTCAGCGAAATCCGCAGCAAGTTCAACAGATCCAACTGGCTATTCAGCAGGGGCTTCAGTCAGGCGAACTAACAATGCAAGAGCTTAACACTCTTGTACAGATGGCGACTGTTGCGTTACAGAATCCTTCGTTATATCCGCAGCTTAGAGCACTTGCGATCCGTGAAGGGTTGGCAACTGAGCAAGACATCAGCGCCCAGTTTGATCCCGGTATCTTGATGACCCTTGTTATTATTGGGCAATCACTACAGGCACAAGGCGCAGTACAACCAGTACCGCCACAGCAACTTGGAGCAATGCCACAAGAAGGTGTTTCTCAAGCTCAAGTCGGAGGTCTCCCCTCGATGGCTACTGGCGGTGCGCTCCCAGAACAGGCGAAACGCAAAGATGGTGGCATTCCCATCATGGCGCATGAAGGTGAGTACGTAATCCCAGCTGATATCGTTCGTCGTAAGGGTACTGACTTCTTCGATAAAATGATTCAGAGTGATAAATGAGACCAGATCACTATAAGATTGAGATGCTTACGGACGAACAGGTAGAAAAACTATGGCCGCAAATGAAGCCATTGTTTACGCAAGCTTGTGATTCTAATGAAGTTTCTCGTATAGACTTAACACCTGAGACGATTTATGATCTGGCGCTTGATGGTACTATTGTTATCTTTGCTTTCTATGAAGCAGGTCGCGTAGCTACTGTCTTAGCTATACAGTTTACAGATACCTACGGTAAACGAGGTGCTGAATTACTGGCTATGGCTGGGCGTAATTTAATGGTATTCAAGTCTTTATTTTGGCAGTATATTCTTGATTGGCTACGAGCTAACCAGATTGAGTTCATTGATGCGTATGCCAACCCAAGGATAGCCGAAGTATATAAGTCAAAGTTTGGGTTTGAGAAATCCTGCACACTTGTGCGAATGACACTTTGAGGAGATTACAGTGAGCAGCGGAGTTAAATCTGTTCTCAAGACCGTAGCCATGATTGCAGTCCCCTTTGTGGCTGCTGTCGCTGCACCCTTCCTTGCTCCAGTAGCTCTTACAGCTGCTCTCGGCGCAACTGCTGCAACAGGTCTTACAGGTGCGGCGCTTGGTGCTGGCCTTGGCGCATTGACAGGTGCGGTAACGGGGCGAGGCGCTGGAACTGGAGCACTTATAGGTGGCTTAGGCGGCGGCTTTGGTGCTGGTCTCGGTGCAGCTACTGGCGGATTAGGCGGGATGTTACCTGGATATGGAGCCGCAGGCGCTCCAATGGCATTGCCCGGCGCTGCTGCCGTTACTCCAGTTGGTGGAACACTTCTTGGCGCTACTCCTACAGGTGTTGGTGTTGGTGCTACAACTGGAATTGCTGGTGCTGTTGCACCTTCTGCCGGTAGTGTTGCATCAAGTCTATTAACAAATCTCGTAGGTGGTATCACAGTTCCCGGCTTAGCTAATTTAGCTATGACACTTTACAATAAACCGGAGAATGAACTGTCTTCAACAGAACGTGCTGCATTAATGGAAACAGCCCAATTGGCTCAGACCAATCAGGATTTATTTAAGAAGCGCGTTGAAGACGCTGTTACGTTACGTAATATGGCGACTCCTAATCCTGAGCAAGCTTTTGCTGAGGCGCAATCGGCTACGCAGCGTGGACTTCGGGAATCTCAACGCCGTTACGGTGGCACAGGTAGAGAAGCGCAACGTGGAGCTTTGGAAAGACAAGCAGCTATTGAAGGCGTTCGGGCTGGCACTGCCGCTGTCCGTGGTGAAATGGCTCGTGGGTTTGAACAGACTCGCCAAGCTATGGCGGCTATGCCTACCGAAGCTCCGGGTGTTTCGCCAGCGACTGTAGCCCTGCAATTTGAAAATGAACGGCGTAAACGAGAAGCTGCTGGTCAAGAACAAACTGCTCGGGCAGTCGGCGGATTATTTGGTACAACGCCTCGTACTTCCGCTGGTTTGGGTACAGGTTTGTTTAGCTCCCTCTATTCTGGTTCACAAGAGCCTACGTTAAGAGGTTTATTTACTTAGTTTCTGGAGCCGATCATGGCCGTTGGTGTTGAATATATCCGAGACGTACTTGGGTCCACGCCCACTGTCCCTAAAACAGCTACGGCTTTTCAAGAGGGGCAGAGGGCAGCGGCAGATATTGCGATGTCGCAGTATCAACAAGGAGCTTATGAACAAGCGGCTCGGTTTAGAGAGATGCAACAGCCATATGTAATGGCTGGTCTTCAGAATGAGTTAGCAGATTATAATAGGAAACGTGCAGCACAGGAAGAATATGCACGCGGTGGTACTGGGTTAACACTACCAGAACAATTAAGACCGCCAGCTGGTGCAGGATATATGGCTCCTGTAGAAGCACCAGAAGGTGGCGGTGTTACTCCTAGCGGACTTGGCACATATACCACGGTAGGTGTTAAACCTGCCAGTTACGATGCAATGATGCAGCGTGCTGAAGGTGTCGGTCGTAATCCACTGTCAACGGCTCAAGGTCCGGGGCAGTTTATTGATAGCACCTTTATAGATACATTTAGAAAAACATTCCCAAGCGCAGCCGGTCCCATGACTGATGCGCAGATCCTTTCAACTCGCGGTACTGGCGTTGAAACCGCCATGCTGAAGAAGTTTACTGAGGATAATCAAAGTATTCTTGCAAGCCGTGGTATCCCTGTAACAAATACCAATACGTATCTTGCACATTTTCTTGGAGCCGGTGGCGCTACGAAGGCGCTTACTGCAGCACCAGATACGCCTATCGAACAAGTGGTAGACCAGAGGTCTATTGCTGCTAACCCACAAGTATTTAGTAGAGTTCGCACTGTTCGTGATCTTCAGAACTGGGCGGCTAGTAAGATGGGAGAGGATGTACTTTCTCCTACTCCCATGGGTGGTCGCTCTGGTGTGATGGAACCTCCGTCTTCTTCAGCTATTACAGCTGCTATTGAAGCTAAGCCCGGCGTTCCTGCTCCTGCTCCAACGGCTATGGCATATCTGCGTAATCCTCCTAAACTGAACGGGGATATGCAGGTTGTTGTAGCGCAGGATCGAGAACTTGATCGGCTGCAGAAGTACTATGCGCAGAGTGGTGAGATTGCTCAAGCTGCTGAAACTGGTCTAAAGCGCATTCAATTGCGCAATACTTATCAGAATCTTCAAGGGCTTCAGGCCATTACGAACTTTGATCTTGGCGACAACATGTCACTTAGCGATGCTATGTCACGTGCGACAGGTCGGAAGGTAGGCGTTCAACCTTTGACCAATGGTAATTTTAATCTAGTGGTTAATGGGCAGGCTATACGCTCCAACATCTCGCGCAATGATCTTAAGGATGCTGCTCAGTATATGCTCAGCGAATCCTACCGTGCGCAGAGCATGGAGATGCAGAAGAAACAGTTTGATCTGCAGATTGAACTTATCAAAGAACGAGCCAAAACAACTGGCAAAGTTCAAGAAAAACAGTATGAAAAGTTATACGAAGGTATAACTAAACTACAGGTCGAAAGACTCAAACTTAGCGGTATGAAGGTTGTAGAAGGTGAGGACGGTAAGTTCTTCGTCTACAGACCAGATGGTTCTTACGCAGCTTATGTAGATCCACAGGGGCAAATCGTTATGCCTGATGGTTCCAAATTGGATAATCCGTCAGTGACTAACATTCCGCTTATGATTCCAATGACATCAACAAGGTAATACTCCATGGCAATGGATAGGATCGGACTCTCGTTTGCCAGCCCGACGCTTGACGCTATGGATATTGGCCCTCGTAGTCCATATGGACGTGCGCTTGGCGATCCTTCTACGCAGATGGGTATTGGCAATATCGGTCCAACGCAAGCTGATGCTGCAATTTTTGGTGAGATGCTGCGTGAAAACGCAGGACTTAAACGCGTACCTGCTGGCACTGATGTTGCAGGTTCTGCCGCGCCCGAACCA